TCAGGAAGAAAAAATTGGTCAAACATTCAATGAAAAATTCATAACTTCTCCATTACAAATATTCGAAGGCGATTATGTGCATCAAGGTAGATTTGGTCAAAGTATTCGTTTTGGAAGCACTATCTCTACTGTACCAGAACAATATTATTATAAGTCACCGAATTGGTTAGGAGACAATGACGGCGATCCTATTATACTCATATCTAATGGTCAAAAAAATCTAGAAAATAAAGAATTTGTTGTTGAAGACATTAACCAAGATAATAGTTCTTTATATTTAACAAGCACGCAAAAAATTCCTATAGTATTAGGTAATGAAGATCAACCAAATTCTTTAACTGGATGTATTACTACTAATGGCAAAGAATCAGATTATATAGGTTCTCAATTATTAGGAGTATCCGATCGTGTTATTTTAAAAGCTCGAACCGACTTAGCAGTTATAGATTCTCCGATAGGAATTGTATTAAATTCTACGGGACAAATAAAACTAGGAAGCGAAGATGCTAACGTAAGTATGGTACATGGTGATGTTTTATTACAAATTTTGCAATTGATACTTACACAATTTTCAAAATCAATTGGAGGTAGATTTTATTTTGATAATTTAACGCAAACAAGATCACCTATATCAGAAGCACAAAAGTTATTACAAGAACTTTTAAGTTCAAAATATTTTATAAATAAAAATACATATTAATTATGGCAGTTTCACCACCTTTAGACAAAATAACAAAATTACCAGCATTTGCTGTTGATATTGCACAAGTACAATTAAATTTATTAATAGATCGAATATTAGAAGAAATGCGTGAAGTAATACGAGATGTAGCAATTCTTCCTATAGATATTGATTGTGAAGATCCTCGTATTAAAAAAACTAAAAAAACACTAACAGACATTCAGAGTAATTTAGAAAAAGTACAAGAAAATATTCCTAAAATACAAAAATTAGCAGGACAAGTAAAACAAGCTATACAGATAGCTGTAGGTATAAAAAATGCAATTGCAATAGCACAATTATCCAATCCTATAACTGTTTCTTTGTATATTGCGGCTACTATTGAACAACTTCAAGATGAAACAATAACAAATGCAATCGATGCAATTACACCACTTGAAGCATTACCAGAACAAGCTTTACAAAAATTAACAACATTGATTCCTCCGTTACAAGAAGCTATTGCAAAATTAATACCTGTATGTAATGGGGAAGATTTAAACTTAGATTTTCCAGTAGCAAGAAGAGATGATGACGGTGCAGATGGAGATAGTGGAGATAGAGATAGTGGAGATGGCGATGGTAGTGGCAATCAATTTCCTCCTGGTTTTGATTACAATAGTTTATTACCTTCAAAGTTCTATCGAGATGTAAATGTTTCTGAAATTGATTTAGATCAAAGATCAGATGCTATACAACAATTGTTAGAACAACAACAAAATTTATTAACATCATTATTAGAATCACCAAGTCAAGTTTATAAACAAGACGGACCACCGCCAAATAATTTAGGAAAAGCTGGTGATTTTTATATTGATACACAAAACAATATACCATATGGACCGAAACCATCAGACACTGCTTGGGGAGGACCTTTAAATTAACATCATACATATTTATATTAAAAAAGAATACATATGGAATCTAAAGCACTTGTAAAAGCACTTAAAACAGCCGTACGTGAGGTTATTAAAGAAGAATTAACAGATATTCTTCGTGAAGGATTACAATCCACAGTTACAGAATTAAAAACAGAGTCAGTGAAAAAAACAATTACACCACCGGCTCCTAAAAGAAAAAAGAAAACCATGTTTACCAGAAATAATTTTTCTGACATATTAAATGAAACAGACGTGTTGCGAGAGTCGACCCCATCATATTCAGAATTGATGACTGAACCAGCAATGTCGTTTAATTCAAATGATGCTCAAGGATTTGGAATGATGCGAGGAAACGCAACTCCACAGATTATGGAAGATCCTGAAACTGGTAAAAACATGAAAGTAGATCCTGTTGTTGCTAAAGCACTAACAAGAGACTATCGAAGTTTAATGAAAGCTATTGATAAAAAGAAAGGTAAATAATGGCATACCGGATTCAAACGATTGATGATGTTACTACTAAATCTGAAACAGGTTTAGGAGTACAACTGTCTTTCAATAATCCTGGAATATTTAAAACATTATATACTAGTAATGATCAAGCAAAAGCTAATATCAGAAATTTATTGTTAACAAGAATTGGGGAACGATACAATCAAGTTAATTTTGGAACCAATTTATTAAACATAGTTTTTCAACCGAATACGCCGGAAACAAAAGAATTAATTAACACTGAAATAACATCAGCTTTATCTTTCTGGTTACCGTATATAGTAATAGAAAATTTAGAAATATTAACAGTAGATGACGATCCTACATTGTTACATACTATAAAAATAACTTTATCTTATACTGTCGACGGATTTAGTACTGATAAAATTACTATTATAGCAAATGAAGATTCTACTATAACAATTGAATAATTATGGATATAAAAAAAGACATAACATATATTGGTAAAGATTTTGGTCAATTTAGAAAAAATTTAATTGACTTTACTAAACAATATTTTCCTAATTCATATACTGATTTTAATGAGTCATCACCTGGAATGTTGTTTATGGAAATGGCTTCATATGTTGGAGATGTTTTATCATATTATGCTGATAATAATATAAAAGAATCATTATTAGAACAAGCGTCAGAGCGAGCTAATATTTTTGATATTGCAAAAAGTTTAGGATATACACCAAAAAATTCTATACCTGCTTATGTTGATTTAGATGTGTTTCAATTAGTACCTTCTATAGGTAGTGGAGATAATGTACGTCCAGATTATGATTATGCATTAACAATTAAACCCGGATTTCAAATTAAACAAGAGTCAGGACTTGCAGTTTTTAGAACATTAGATTCTGTAGATTTTGCTTATTCATCTAGTAGTAGTCCAACAGAGGTTACTATATATGAGACAGATGATGCTACAAGTCAACCAATATATTATTTATTAAAAAAGAAAGCACGAGCAGTTTCCGGAACAGTTAAGACTACAAGTTTTACATTTGGTACTCCTATTGCATATGACCAAGTAGTTTTACCTGATAGAAATATCATTGATATTATTTCAGTTGAAGAATCAGATGGTGATAATTGGTATATGGTTCCTTATTTAGCACAAGATACTGTGTTTGAATCTATACCTAATTTAGCAGAAAATGATCCAGAATTATCTGTGTTTAGAAGTTCCGCTCCAAGTTTGTTAAAGCTACGAAAATCATCGAAAAGATTTATTACAAGATTGCGTAGTGACAATTTATTAGAAATGCAATTTGGAAGTGGTGTTTCTGATAATAATGATGAAGAAGTTATTCCTAATCCAGACAATGTTGGTAACGGATTAGCAGGATTTAGAAAAAATGTTGATGTTGATATCGATCCTTCTAACTTTTTATATACAAGAACATATGGACAAGCTCCTTCTAATACAACACTTACTGTTAAATATACTACCGGTAATGGTATATCAGATAATGTCCCTGCTAATGTATTAACAGAAATAGATTTTATAGAATTTGAAGATGATGTGAATAGCACTAATAATGCAAGTATTGTTAATTTTGTTAAATCTTCTGTTTCAGTAAATAATCCTGGACCAGCTTCTGGAGCAAAAAATCAAGACACCTTGCAAGACATTAAGAATAATGCATTAGGAAATTTTGCAACACAGAATAGATTGGTTACAAGAGAAGATTATATAATACGAGCATATTCAATGCCGGCAAAGTTTGGAAGTGTTGCAAAAGCATATATTGTTCCAGATGATCAAATATTACAACAAGAACAAGTTGAACGTCGTATACCAAATCCTTTAGCAATGAATCTATATGTTTTAGGATTTAATTCAAGCAAACAATTAGTAGAATTAAATAATGCAGTCAAAGAAAACTTAAAAAACTATTTAGGATATTATCGAATTTTAACTGACGCAGTTAATATAAAAGATGCTTATATAATTAATTTAGGTGTTGATTTTGAAATAACGGTTATTCCTAATTATAATAGCAATGAAGTGTTATTAAAATGTATTAATGCTTTAAAAACATATTTTGAAATTGATCGTTGGCAAATCAATCAACCTATAATCAAATCAGATATTGTAAATACTATAGGAAACGTTAAAGGAGTTCAAACCATTGTTTCTACAAGAATTAAAAATTTGTATAAATCAGAAAATGGATATTCTGGAAATTTATATGATTTAGAAACTGCTACTCGTAACGGAGTAATTTATCCTTCATTAGACCCTAGTGTATTCGAAGTAAAATTTCCTAATCAAGATATACGAGGCAGAGTCGTAAGTTCTTAACATCTTTATATTTATACTAAAAGGACTATAAAATGGGCGTAATACGAGATAATCGCACAAGTATTGTTGCAGGAGGCCTTATTTCAGCAAGTTATGTTTCTGACGTATACAATGTTTTAACTGGTAATACTGTTGAAGATATTGCATTTTCTGGATCGGTAAACGTAACAGGAAGTTTAATTGGAACATTAACAGGAACAGCTGACACAGCTTCTTATGTAACATTAGCACAAAGTGCTTCATATGTTAATACAGCTCAAACTGCTTCATATGTAGTTAACGCAATTTCAAGTTCATATATGAGTGGATCTTCAGTAACAGCAGTGTCTGCTTCTGTCGAAAGATTAGATGTTCAATCTGGAATTGTATTTATTACGGGTTCACTACCAACGTCAGATCCGGGTAATTCAGGACAACTTTGGAGAAGTGGTAGCTACTTGATGATTAGTACCGGATCAGGAAGTTAATTATGTTTAGAATATTTTATGCAGATAGTGATGCAACTATGTATGAGGCTACAAGTCTTGAGTCTTATAATACAGGTTTAGATGAAATACTTCAAGTAGGAAAACAACTTGATACTGATGGTGAAACATTAGTTAAATCTAGATTTGTTGTTAAATTTGATATGTCTGAAATAACAGACACATTAACAAAATATTCTGCAGATTTAAATTCTTGTAAATTCGTATTACAATTATATACAACCCATGCAAAAAATTTACCAGCTGAATATACATTAGATGCTAAGTTAATGGGACAGCCGTGGACTAATGGTACTGGATTTGAAAATGATAATACTGCTACAACAGACGGAATATCATGGGCTGAGCCATATGCTTCTTGGTCATTTTCTCCTGTTAGTGGATCGATGATTGTAAGTGGTTCTGTTTGGACTGACACAATATCTGGATCTGATTGGATATCTACATATCAAATTATATCTTCTTCTGTATCTGCGTCTGTTACAACAAATTATTCAAGCTCTGTTAATATTGGAGCTCCAAGCTTATTTATATCAGGATCAGGATCAGGAGGTAGTTGGTTGTATCAATCAGGTAGTGGGTTATTCGATACATCTTCCTTTGATTCTTCATATTTTTATCAACCTGGTCTAGACACCAATGAAGAATTTAGTTTACGTCCTACTGATATTAATATGGATGTTACTGGAGCTGTTAAAACTTGGATATCTGGTAGTGGTGGTGTTGATGTTGCAAATAATGGATTTTTAGTTAAGTTTTCTGAAGCAGATGAAGCTGACTCAATTAAAAAAGGAATTATAAGATTTTTTAGTCGCGAAACCCATACTATATATGTTCCTAGATTAACTATGTACTGGGATAATAGCACTTTTACAACAGGATCATTGTCGTCGGTAGATCTAGATTCATATTTAACTTACAGCAAAACAAAACCAACTTATAAGGATACGGAGATAACTAAAATAAGAATTTATGCTCGTGATAAATATCCTCAAAAATCTCCAACAAATTTATTTCCTAACCAAACAGTTAAACATTTACCTACTACTACATATTATGCAATTCGGGATGCCGCAACAGATGAATACATAATTCCGTTTGATAATATTTATAATAAAGTAAGTTGTGATAGCACTAGTAATTTCATTTACGTAGATATGAATAGTTTTATGCCAGAAAGATATTATCGCATAGAATTAAAAATTGTAGATGGATTTACAGAAGAATATATCGACGACCAAATTTATTTTAAAGTAGTTAGATAATGGCAAGAAATCCAAAATTTAGTAGACCTCTTTTTGACCCTATAGAATTAGATCATGATGTTAAGTATGATGAACAAGGTATTACTCGTTTATCTAATATTGATTCTGTAGTAGAACGTGATGATGCAGGTAATGTATTGTTTCGAGAAGATCAAGAAAATCAGTTATTATCAATTGAAACAATATATAAAAAAATTTTAAAAAAATAATATTAAATTTATTAAAATAAATAAATTATTTTTTTTTCTAATTTAAAATATTAATGATTGTTTATAATAAAAGTGAAAATAAAGGTAAAAAACCAACAGACACACCTACACCTTTAGAT